AGCGACAAATTCAGCACCAACGAGGCTCACGATAGAGGCGCTGAAAAACTTAACCTGCTTCTTAGGGTTATTGATGAGCGTTTAGAGGCGATTGTTGAAACATATTTTGAAAATTAAGAAGTCCGTTGTTCACAAACAACGGATTTTGCAAAACAAAATTAGTTTTCCACCGGCGACCAAAAAAATAACAATCTGATAACGTGCAAATAGAATACGTAAAAGCGAATAAGATAAAAATAAACCCGGACAATCCACGGGTTATAAAAGACGAGCGGTTTAAAAAACTCGTTCAATCGGTTAGGGAGTTCCCTAAAATGCTGGAAATCCGTCCTATTGTGGTGGATGCCAATATGATGGTTTTGGGCGGCAACATGCGGCTAAGGGCTTGCATTGAAGCAGGCATGAAGGAAATACCTGTTTTGCGCGCTGACACGCTTACGGATGAAGAACAAAGGCGGTTTATTATAGCCGATAACGTCGGGTTTGGGGACTGGGACTGGGAACCGCTTAGTAATGATTGGGATTCGGAACAGTTGATTGATTGGGGTGTAAACGTATGGGATCAGCCATCCGGCATTTACGGAGATGATGGATTCGGCGGCAAGCGCCCTGATTTTTCTTTAGATGATGCAATTGGGTCAATTAAGGACAACAGCGTAGCAGAATGTAAATGCCCTAAATGTGGTTTCCAATGGGCAAAATAGGCGTACTCATACTCGACAAACAGGTCAGATTCAGGCAGATTAGCAAGGGCACTGCATTCGATGATATTAAACATATCGGATTCAGGGCAATCATAGATGAATGTATAGAAGCCGGGCATGAGGTTGGGTATGTTTCGCCTGAAACAGCGCACACGGTCGATAAGGTCGTTTTTTCTTTAGTTTCATACTATGAAGCGTATAACCTTATTTCCAATAAAACCAGGTTCAAAAAAGGAATAGAAAACAAGTTAATACTTGGCGGTGCAGGAATGAGCAACGCTATTCCTTTCCGGGATATGGCATACGCTGTTTGTTTCGGGCGAGGGGAAAACACCATTGCCGATATTATTGCAGGCAAACCAATAGAAAATGTTTGGTATAATAACGACAAAGATTTTACCGGAAAGTATGAAATAGGCCAGTTGAAAAGATGGATTGACACAAAAGGGATTCAGCATGGCGAAGGCCCAAAGGGATTATCTGGCTTTCAGGAATCGCACTTGGGGTGTAGGAAAAAGTGTTACTTTTGTCAATACACATGGAAAAACAAGTTTGTAAAAGACGATGCATTGATTGGGTATAAATCCGGTTTAAACGATTGTGAGAATACAATTGCAGAAATTGATTGGGGCAGGGAAGGCGGAAAGCAGAACAATCATAACATTACGGCTATTGACGGGGCCACAGAAAGAGCAAGAAGGACAGTAAACCGGGCAAACATTACGAATCTTAAAATAATAGAAACGCTGCATAGGTTTTTCGAGCAAACCGCACACGAGGTTGCTACCCTTAAACTATATTGTGTTGTCGGGTATCCCTGGGAGACGCAAAAGGACGTTGATTTCAAGGAGTTGCTCGACTTATTCGAGATCGTGGATAAGTCTCTTTCAGATAGCGAGCCGCGAAAACTTCATGTGTTTATCACATGCACCCACTTTGTCCCCATGCCTTTCACACCGATGCAAGGCGAACCGGTGAACGCTTTCAATGTTCGGGAATACCTGCACAAGCACAAACCGCAATACGTCGGCAGGAATATCGTAGCAAAGATAATGTCTCAAATATCATCTCCAGCAGCGGCTATGGAACAGGCCGTTTTCAATCGGAGCAAAATAGGAGACGATAAATACATGCTTTCCATAACCTCGCCTCTATACAATAAGTTGGGGTCAAACGAAAAGATTGGTTTTATCAAAAAGCATTTTCCAGAAAGGCTTTGGGGAAGAACGGATGATATAATCCACGATTATATCAAAGCGCCGTATGATTTGGAAAACGTAATTAAGGCTTATAGGCAGAATGTAGAAACGTTTTACGGGAACAACAAAACGAACTTAGATACGGTTTAGATACGATGAGAAAGGTAAAGCAGGCACACGGCGGGACATTGACATTGGCAGAAAAAGGCGACGTGCTAAACCCAGCCGGGCCATCCCGTAAACTTACGTCAAAAATCATTGCTGACCTCAAAGAGGACGGCGTAGAGGTAATTACACCGAACCAGGTCTCGGAGGCGATTTCAGTTTTGCTAAACCTGACAATGGATGACCTAAAGAAATTGGCCGAGGATAAGGACGTAGCGGTACTGATACGAAGGACAGCTCGAAGGTTGGCAATAGCATCGGATAAGGAGTGGGATAAGGTAATAAGCGACAACTTGGACAGGGCGCACGGCAAACCGGCACAGGCCGTTGACGTAACAAGCAAGGGGCAAAGCATTAACCCGCTTTCGGAGTTAAGCCTGGAAAGGCAAGCCGAAATACTTCGACTAATGAGAAATGCTGACACATGAAGATGTGATACAGATGAAATGCAACTGCTTTAAGGCGGGCATTTTTGATGTTCTGGATTTGCTCCCTAAGCAGGAAGAGGCCATGAAGATTTTAACAAATCATTCGGTTTCTGAACTACTTTACGGAGGTGCGAAGGGCGGGGCAAAAAGTTGGCTTGGTTGTGAGTGGTTGCTTTGGTCTTGTCTTTCTTACCCCGAAACGAGATGGTACGTAGGCAGACACTTTTTAAAACAGATCAGGGAATCCACGTTGGTGACGTTTAGGAAAGTCTGCAAAAAGCATCACATTCCAGTTTCGTTTTTTCACATCAACGAGAACGAAGTGACGATAAAATTTAGTAATGGATCGTTTATTGGGGGGATAGAATTACGGCACAAGCCAAGCGACGCGGAATATGACGGATTTGGCTCGACTGAATACACCGGAGGTTGGATTGAGGAAGGCGGGGGGGTTGCTTATAAGGCTTACGAAATCGGCAGGATGAGTATAGGCCGGCACCTAAATAAGGAATATGGGATTTACGGGAAGTTGTTTATTACGGCGAACCCTGCCAGAAATTGGATGTATAGCATTTTTTACCGGCCTTGGAGTTTGGGGAATCTTCTTCCAGGAAGGGTGTTCATCCAGGCCTTTGTAACGGATAACACAAAAGTTGACGCCGGGTACAAAGAGCGGCTGGAGGGCTTAACAGGATCGGCCAGGGAACGGCTACTTTTGGGGAATTGGGATTACGAAGACGACCCATTAGCGTTGATAGAATATGATGCCATTGTCGATTTGTTTACAAATGACTACCTTCGTACCGACGAAACGAAAAAAAGGTTAGTGATAGATGCGGCGATGTACGGATCAGACCTTTTTAGGATGGGCGTTTTTTACGGGGATGTTTTGGTGGATCACACATGGATGCCGAAAAGCGGTGGGAAAGAAATAATCACAAAAGCGAAAGGATTACAGGCAAAGCACGGCATAAGAGCGTCAAATATACTTTATGACGCGGATGGTGTAGGCGCTTTCATCGGAAACAAGGGGGGGTTCATTCCCGGGGCGGTTGCCTTTCACGGCAACGCATCCCCGTTGAAAAGAAAGTACGATAAAGTTACAGATTATGCTAATTTAAAGGCTCAATGTGGGTATGCCTTAGCAAGCGATCTGAACGAGGGTAAAATGTGGGCCAGGGCGGTAACGGACGAGAAAGACAGGGAGATGCTTTCAGAGGAGTTAGCCCAAATTAAGAGGGGTAAAGTTGACACGGATGAAAAGTTAACCCTGATGAAAAAAGAACTTATTGTCGAGGCGTTAGGGAGAAGCCCGGATTTTTCGGATTTATTTTTGATGTCGAGGTATTTTAAAATACTTGAATCGTTAAAAAGGCCTGCTCACGAAAGGCCACTTCATTGAATGATATGAACGAAAATAAGAGTTTTTCGATTAAAATATCTGACATTAAATTTATTGAGATGATCGACGGCATTGTTACCGGAATCAAGATGAAACGAAAGGGAACCTATAACGGAAAACGGTACGAACGAGCGCCTGTTCTTCACTCAATCACAACTGAAACTCCCGCCATTGAGCAGGATATAAAAACAATCGAATGACGATACTTGAACAAACGTTAGCTCTTTACGAACGGCTACAAAAAGAAAAAAACCCTTCGCATACCGCTACCAGGTCAATGGAGGGGTACATTACTCAGCATTTTGGCCGAGAAGGTATGCTGGCAGTTGCGAAACTTAAATCGGTTCGGCCGGCAACCGTAAACAAGGGTGAACCCAGGGAGATGCGCGAATTCAAACCAACTGTGGGAAAGCAAGCGGCTTCGCTTACGCCGGTATCAGCGAAGCCCCGCAAGGAGTTCAAGCCGGTATCCAGTCCGTCAGAGCCCAAAGAATTATCCAGCCCGGAGGTAAAAAAAGATGTTGTGGTAAGTAATCCAGTTGTGGCAAATACTAACCCAGTAAACAAGGCATTCCTTTTGGAAAAGCCTTCTACGTCTGATATTATGGGGAAATACTCCCCCGAGCAAATCAAAGCGTTCTTCGACGCCGAAGGAATTACATATTCCGCTGAAAAGTCACACCGGCAACTCGCAGGACAACTGGTAAGGCTGAATGATTGAAATAATCTTAAAATCAAATAAGGGGTTTTCAAGGACGATACAAGCGCCGTCTTCCCTTTCGGAACTGCCACTTCCGAGGTATGTTGATTTTTTGGTAGAACAGCGAAAGATTGGATATGATGTGAACAACGTAGAAATCATGGCTAAGGCCGTCGAGGCGTTCTACAAAATCCCGATGGATGAGATACTATCCCAAACATCGGGAAATCTGTACGGAAAAGATATTAAGGGGTTGGAGGGATCATTAAGGGGCTTATATTCTTATGCTTCTAAAATGGTTGCCGATGGATTAGGAAGGATACCCAACGAGACAGACAGTTTTCAATACAAAGGTGAGACTTATGTAATGCCGGTGATTTTAAAACAGGCATTAGCTGGTGAACTTATCTTGCCAGACGTTCAGACGATTGAAGCCATTGAGGCAGCGGAAATTCAGAGGCACACGAGCCAGCAGATCGAAGCAGTCGGGGACCCGGTCGGAAGTTTAAAAAGGAAAATAATGGAGTTGGTCACGGAGCATGCCGAAACACACGGGGCCGATCCTGGATTAGTGAAAGAAGCAAATCAGATTATTGAGGCGGAAACCGAAAAATTAGGCGACTCGGATGGTACACTAAGGTGTACAGAGTTTTTGAAAATGTGCGCGATAATGTACAAGAAAGAGGGGGAACACTTACCGGTTAACGACGGCGATAGGGAAAAATGGATCAACGACAGGGCGATACACTTTTGGGAATTAGATGCCCAAACCTGCCTGAATGTGTCTTTTTTTTTTCGGAGTATTTCGCCGCGCTTAGAAGGCACAAAAGATATGTTTGGTTTTTTGAGGGAAGAAAGTTCGAAAGTTCTGGCGGAGATATTAAGTCTGAAATGGCTGCTTTCGATAGAGCGCAGGCTCACAACGAAAAGGTCTTTAGTCGAGTTGGGTGGAGAGGGTTAATCCTTCTTTTGATGGAAAAAAAATGGTTCAACAGCCCTAATATGTCGCCTTACGAAAGTGCATGCAGGGCTAATTTTGAAACCGTTGTATCTTTGATAAGTGTTGAAAACGCAAGTGCATGATAAATGACTGACCTGACGCTCAAAGACTTCTTCCAAATAGGGAAGAACGCCGCGCAACTTTATCCGCAAAGCACCCCATGCCTGCAGCCGCAGGCTTTTCGCGTTTTGCAGCGCCAACGAGGCACAGAGGTCGGGGAAGACAATTTAGGTGCCGTTCCAACCGATAAAGACAATCCATTTTTTTGGTCAAGAAGGTGGCACAATGCCAAGTACAATCCGAATTCAATTTCCTTTGAATGGCCTATCCTTACAATGTTTGAGGCGTACAGCGAATCGAAGGATTCCCCGATGGGCGACATTTTCAGGAGGTGTTACCGGGTTCAATTGTCGGTTTTAGACAAGTACAAAGAAGAATGCACCACGATAAAACATAGGGGCTGCGAAGCAAGAACGGTCAATCAGATTTACATTGACACCGAAAAAATACTGGACGGTGTTTTGAAATACTTCGGCAAAACGGTTATCGCAACGACGGATGACTGTTCAACTCCAAAGGTTTACTATCTGCCCTGGCTGATTGTCCAACGAGAAAACGCGGGGCTGAACTTTGATGTTTTATTTGAATTGCAGGACAAGTTAAACGCCCAAAACCCAACTGTAAGATTTGGGCGTGTGGAAAGACCTACTCAGCAGATTTACGGCACGGAAGTGTTCTTGAATTTTTGCACCACGAATTGCGAATCAATCGAATATAACTTAGACATTCCCGACTTCGGTACAGTAGCCTTTGAAGCGGGATGTTCAAACTGTTGAAAATGATTAAGAATCTTTTTAAAAGAGACGGCTATAAAAAGAACATCGTTGCCGATGCAAGGGCACGGGTTGCCCAAACGGCCATGAAACAAATCATAAGCGACATGCTCGCCGAAGAGAACGCGATATTTGAACGGGCATGCCGGGAAAACGCCGAACCTCCGTTAACTGAAATCAGCATAGAGATTTTGGAACTGAATGAAATTGTAATGTGCCAATTTTCCAATGATGACGGTTCAAGAAAATGGTTGGAGCAAAGAGGTACGATAATTTCACCTGTTGTTGTGCAAAAATTTAAGATATGAAATTATCGTACGTATGCCTTTTTTTCCTTTGTTCATGTTCAAGAGAGTTATACTTCGTTGATCCTAAAATGAAGGTCAATGTCGTAGAAACAGTAAATAAAAATGTTACAGACTCTACATGTGTGAAACTGTATGATTATATTTTAGTTGGAGGCGAAAAAGTGCCCGTTGAGGTTAAACTTTATGGGGTAATAACCAACAAAGAGCAAATAAAGAGAGAACAGGAGGCAGATAGAAAATACTCAATAATGATAGGAGTGTGGAGCGGAATTGTCGCGCTAATTGCAGGGCTAACTGTTCACGGATCAACGCATTGACCTTTCTGGAAGACATCCGCCCGATTGTTGAAGAGGTTATGAAAACCCTACAATCAGGATTCAGAAATGAGCAAGAAAAGCAGGGGCACAAACTGACTGGAAAGTTGGGAGATTCGATTGAATACGAAATATCTCAGGATGGAAAGGATGTAAAGGCTACTATGTATGCCGAAGACTACGGGGTATACGTGGAGCTTGGTGTATCGGCAAGCAAGATTCCATTTAGCGGCACCGGGGGCGGCGGCACGTCAAAGTACATTGAAGGGCTTATATCGTTTTGGGAGTTAAGAGGTCTATCAGGAAGGGAGGCAATAGGGGCCGCGTTCGCAACCGCACACGTACACGCAAGGGAAGGCATGCCGTCAAACGCAAGTGCAAGGTTTTCATCAACGGGTGAAAGAACAGGTTTTGTCCGGGCGGTAGTTGAAAAGAACCTGGAAGGAATCGGAAGGTTAATAGAAGACAAGTATGGCGCTGTTTTAGAATTACGATTTGCTGAAATGTTCAACCCTGAAAATACGGGATTAGACATTGGTGTAATAAAATTAAGAGCATGAGCAAAGTTATATTCGAACTTGTTGTCCAGGATGTCAATTTGTCCGCCGAACTTGTCAAGCAAAAGGCGTTAGTCAAGGACTTGGCCAAGGAACTGCTGGGTATAGAGAAGGGCACGGTAAAGGAAAGGGAACTTGCCGAACAAATCGGTAAAACAAGGGCCGAGATCATAAAGTTAACCGCCGAACAAAAAGCACTCAATAAGGAGTTTGCCGCCACGCAAGTACCTAAAGATTCTTTGGCGGGGCTTAGATTAGAGTATTCAAAACTTACCGATCAGATCACAAAATTATCGAGGGCGGAAAGAGAGGCCGACTTCGGCAAAAGACTGATAGCGAACGCCAACGGCATAAAAGGCGAAATAAACAAAATCGAGGAAAGTGTAGGAAGATTTACGGGCAGTGTTGGAAATTACAAACAGGCCAGGCTTCAACTTGCCGACCTTATCACCGGTGGGTTAGCGACGGGGGGGATAGTGGTAGCGCTTTCGAAAGTTATTGAAATTACAAAAATCGGAATATCCGAAACAATAAAATACGAAAAGGCGCTGGATAGATTGCAGGCGCTCACCGGGATTACGGACAAAGAATTAGAGGGATTCAAGCAGGTAGAAGAATCACTAAGGTCGATTCAGGTAAAGGGGGAAGAGATAGTAAACACCGGGACCGATATAACTAATGCGCTCACCTTGGTAGGTTCTGCCAGGCCTGAATTATTGAAAAGCGCCGAAGGATTAGGAGAGGTTACAAAGCAGGCAATAATATTACAAAAAGCATCTGGCGATAGCCTGGATGCGTCCGTAAAAGCCCTTACGACCACAATGGGGCAGTTCAACGCTGAGGCGGGGGATGCTGGAAAATTGGTAAATGAGTTAGCGGCAGGCGCAAAAGTTGGATCGGCTGAAATTCCAGATATTACACAAGCCTTAGCGCAATTTGGGGCGGTTGCTAAATTGACAAACGTTTCAACGTCGGAATCTATCGCCCTAATTGAAACCTTGGCAAAGTCAAAAATTCCGATAGAACAAATTGGAACCCAGTCGAGAAACATACTTACCGACCTTGCCAGTGCCGAGGCTTTGCCCCGAAAAGCGCAGGCAGCGTTTGCTAAATTTGGAATTGACCCAAAGGTTTTAGCCGATCAAACATTAACACTCACTGAAAGGCTTACGGAACTGCAAAAGTTAAAAGGTGACATTCCCGCCCTAAAAGCAATTTTCGGAAAAGAAAATTTGCTGGGCGCGGCGGTTCTTTCAACGAATGTAGCCACACTCGAGGAGTTAAGGATGGGTATAATAAACACAAGCGAAGCGTTAGACCAAGCGGCTATTAATGCAGATAACACAAGCACGGCCCTTTTGAACCTCAAAAACAAGGCATTAAATCAACTACAAAAAGATTTTCAAGACGGGTCCCCACTTATTAAGAGTTTCGCGGAAAGCCTTGGAAGCTTATCGGATAATGGGGTTTTGAGTTTTTTGTTGAAGTTCACAAATCAACTCAGCTTAGCATTTAATGCGGTTCAGTTAATACGGAATCAAATAAAAATAGTTAGCGGTGAAGCAAGAACGAGCGGATTTTTAGGGTTTTTAAAAGGCGATATATTACCCGATGTCCAAAAGGCGACCTCGTTAGATTTTGAAACATCACTTGGAATACCTAACAAAGAAACATCTAAAAGCGTATTAGGGCTAACACCGGAAGAAAAAACGGCGGCGCTGTTAAAGAAGATAGAAGCCGAAGGGGACAACGTTTCAGAGAAAAACACTAAAAACGCAAAAAAGAAAAAGGAAGAAGATTTAGGAGCAATCGACTCTTTAAGGTCTTTGGAAAAAGCAGTAAGGGATATTACGGATCAGATAGAAAAAGCTCCTGCCGATGCTAAAATACTCGATCCGCTCGTTGCGAAACTCGTATTTGCCGAGGCGCGGCTTAAGGCGTTCAAGTCGAGGTTAGATGAAATCAGAAATCCAGACAAAAGAAGTGAACAGGATCGGGCTAACGCGGGCTTTTCGGAGTTAGGTGATTCGCCCACGGTTGAGGTAGACCGAGCAAAGTCTATTTCTACTGAAATAATAGACGTCGAAAAATCGACAGATGAACAGGTTTTAGAACTGCGCCGGTCGCTTACGGAAGCATCATTAGAGCTAACAAGAACCGAAGCGGCGGAAAAAAAACGACTTGCTGAGGAGGAAATAGCAAGGGATAAGGAACGAAGAAAACAGATATTTGATGCAGCCGTTGATTCGGCATATAGTATCGCCGGTGCATTAACCGACATTTCAATAGCCAAGCAACAGCAGGAACAAACATTACAGGAGCAAGCATTAGAGGCTGAGTTTCAAAAGAGACGAGACGCCGCAGCAGGTAACGCTCCGAAGTTGGTAAAGATCGAAAAGGACTACCAAAAAAGAAAACTTGAACTCGAAAAACAATCCGCCGAAGAAAGGAGAAAGATAGCCCTCAAAGAGGCAATCATCCAAGGAGCGTTGGCAATTATAAAGGCCTTGGCAACGGGGAATTACTTCGCGGCAATCGCTGCCGGTATCGCAACCGCGTTACAAATCGCAGTGATAAATAAACAAACCTTCGCCAAGGGTGGCGCGGTTAAAAGCGGAACATTTGGCGGGAAGTCACACGCTCAGGGTGGTACACAAGGCCATTTTGATGATGGCACATTTGTTGAAGTTGAAAAGGATGAAGACTTTATAATATTAAACAAAGCGGCATCTTTTGAAAGGAAACGGCTTTCTAACTTAAATTCAAGATTCGGAGGTCGGAGATTCGCCGCTGGAGGGTCGCTGGACTTTACCCCTCAAATTGCGGTACCTTCGGCATCTCCTGGGACCACATTAGTTGTGACAGCACAAGCGGCGTTTACCGACGACCAGATCAGATTAATGGCCAGGGAGATAGCGACCCAAAACGCGATAGGAACTCGCCAGGCCATAGGCGAAGGATTGAACGACAACAACAGACTACAAGAACGCAAGGCCGCAGCGGCTATAAATTCAGTAATATGACATTATTATCGAGTGAGCCGTCTTTGGTTGATCCGCTTGGAGTGAGTGAATGTTTGCCGTTTTGCGTGCTTGCAGACGATGCGGACGCTGTTTTGGTCGCCGGGAACGCGGCAAGTTTTAGCGCGATATTCACAGGTAGCGTATTGGCCAACGGCACCACGTTTAAAATGTGGGGTTATGACTTCACAGTAAGTAACTTAACTATCTTCACATCAACGTCGTTCAAGATGACCGCAGATGCGGACGAGACGGCGATCAATTTTAAAAATATGATTCAGTCTAACTTTATTTTTTTAAGGGAGATTGAATTTTATGCAACGGCAAGCAATACGGTAGGTGTACGGTGGAAAACATGCGGTCCGCAGCCGCGATTTGACGTTCCTAATTGGAGTTTTACAAATTTAACGGGCGTGACTGCATCTTTCACTCAGGGTGTTCTTGCCGAATTTTCAGAAGGATTTAAGCTTTTGTGGTCGCTAAATGACGGAACCAACAATTTTATGCCGTTCGAGTCAATAAATTCCCCAATTACGGGGTGTTCTATGCCTTCGGCCTATTGTTTTGATTTAATGTCAGTTGTTAAAAGTTTATTATATACCGTATTCCCTTCACTTTCATACAGCCTTTCGGGCGCAAGAGATCGGGATATTAAAAAAACCGTATACCTTTTGTACGGCCACACATTAAGGGTTGATTGCGTCCCGGTTCCTGGCACGATAAATATAGGCGGGCCTTACGTTGTTGCAAACTTAGCCTTCCCGGTTGATGAGCCGTACGGAATGCGTAGATACTTTCCTGGGCATTCAGGTGGCTTACCTGGTAGTTATGTAGAATTTATGACAACACAGCCCAAAAAGTACAGGCTATGCCAAAATTCAAATGCTTGGTTGTGGTTTTGGAACGCTTACGAATTGAACACTACTGTTAGATTCGACATAGTCACCAAGGCGGGACAATCAGCAAGAAAGGAGGTTAACGTAATAGAAAGCGCAGGTTCAGGAACATTTTTATCGGATATTAGGTACGTGAACGCCGCCCCTATTTTCCTGGAAGGTGTTTATACCCTTTTAACGATAGCGGTTGAGGACATTAACTATTTTGATGTCTATGTAGTAGAAGACAATGTTGGTCATGTGCAACTAACCGAGAAAATAAGGTACTACGTCGATGAATGTTGTAATTCACAAGAGGTTTACTTCTTAACCCCTGCTGGCGGTATAGGGACTTTAATATTGCAGGATATTTCGGAGAAAGAAATAATCCAGGATGGCAGCGAGATTCTTTTATCGGTGTCATGCGGTGGAACTTATGCTGAAAAACTTAGGTACGGTAATTCAAGTATTTCACAAGTTAAAAGTTATGAAAAGGTCATATTAAGAGCCAAAAGCCTTTACACGGATGAGTTAAGGGAATGGTACGCCGACTTTAAAAGGAGCCCTCAAAGATGGCTAAGAACCGTAGATAAAGGAGGAAACTACGTAGCGAGAAAGATCATTCCAGAAACGGGGGGGATTAAGGTTTTTAGAAAGGATGAAAACATAGAGATTATGATTACGTGTAGATTTGCACAGGAAACCCCCGTTCAGAGTTCAACCGAACCGATATGAGTTGCACTATTATAAGGGTTGTTAACTTGCCCGACGAAACAAAGGCAAGGTTAGGGGTAACGGATGTCGAGTTAGACTTGCCGGCTAATTTTTCATTGAGGCAGACTAAGGTAGCGTCCAAGTTGACTACCCTGAATCAGGTGGAGATTGATTCGATCATAGGTTTTCAATTGCCGTCTACCCCAACAAACGACGCGGTTTTTGAACCGATGTACGGACCACTTTCGATAGATCAAAATAAGGTGGGCTTAGAAATTCAAGTGATAGAATCTTCCCACAGGCTACAATACGATTTTTTGAAAGTCATAAAATTCGATTCGAGTTGGGAGGTCCAAATTTTGAGAAGCGAGCAGCACTGGGCGGAATTGGCCAAGGTAAAAAAACTAAACTCTATTGACTTTGGAACATTTGTGTTTTCTAAAGTTAATGTAGATGCTCGCTTCCCGATCAACGCATGGAATGTTGGACTTTCTCCGGTTCTTTTCCCTGTTGTGGATTTTGGCGATTGGGTAGATTTAAGTGAACCGAATCAGTTCACCGATCCTCCAGTTAAAAGCGTAAACTACGAAGACCTAAGACCCCTCGTGTCTTTTCCGTATGCTCTTTTTCAGGGTTTTTGTGAAATTGGATGGACGCTGGACTGCCCGCTTTTGATGACCGAAAGGTATCGAAGGGCATGGATGTATATTCTTTCAAGAACATTTTTTACCGAAAGCCGTGGTGGTGATTTAAAAATCATTGGCAGGATGAGCGTAGACTTTACGCCGAACAATATTTTCATTTTTGCTCTTTTGGGCTATAACGAAATTCTATACGATCCGGGCACAAACGCGCTTCTATACGTTCCGGGGCTTTATGGGACATTTTATACAAATAATTTTCCATATAAGGCAGGTTTTAAATTTTGTATCAAAGGGAACTTCAAAAATAACACCGGGGCCGACTTTGTTATTGAAAGTCAGGTGTGGGAGTATAATATAGGAGATGTTCTTCCAGACGGAACAAGTCTGGCCGTGAACGACGAAAGGGTAACACTTTTGGCAGGGCAGACAAAGTTTATTACTTTTTGCATTGACGTCGAGTTAAACCCGGGGCAAACGGGGTGGATGTCTATTTTTTCTTACAACACAGCCGGAACTCAGCAAAACTGGGCCGCTCAACTTACCCTGCAAAAAGGGTACAACTTTTCAGTTGTCCCTACGCAAAAAACTTTTATCCGTGGGGACACGATTAATATAGGCTTGGCAGTAAGCCCCGAAGAAAACTACAACCTGCTAAACCTTTTTAAATCTTTAATTTTTCAATCTAACGGAAGGGTAGAAACTGATTGGAACACAAAAACCGTTTACGTAAAACCGCAGGCGGAAAGCAATGTCGATGGTGAGTATGTAGATTCTTACTACAACTCAAACGATACCGCGATTGAACTGAAAATAATTAAAGGTTCCGAAAAATTAACCGCTGTCAAGTCAACCGCAAAGAGGTACACTCGATTGCAGTGGCAGTCCGGAGATGCTTATATTGAAAGTTTGAATTTGGTTGAGCCGCCTAATTCAAGAAAAATAACAAACGGGAACGATCTGATAAACGAGATTGAAGAACTGATTGATCCTTTTTTTCAATCCACCGTCGAAATTCAGCCAGAAGGTGGCCTAAAGAAAGTGGCAAATAAAATACCGATTCCGTATTTACCTCGGATGTGGGATAATACGAATAATGAAATGTCCTACGACATAGGGCCACGTTTGTTATTTTCTTTCGGGTATGACAGGCAGGTAACAGATGTTCCGGCAACTACGGTAGATTTTGCTTTTTACTTCAACGGGTACGAAATAGCGGATGCGCTTATAGATTTTCCGTACGCTACACAATTAGCTACAAAAATAGTTCTTGCCGCAACGATAAATGGAAATTTCGTCTTTGGCTATCAGTCAAATGACCTTTATTCATTTTTTTACATGGGCTTGAGCCGGTACAATAAAGACGGGTACGAAATTGAAATATTGGCAATGGTATCCCCCGAAGAATTTGCCGCGTGGGGTTTCAGAACACCGTTTAATGTTCCATTTAATGGTCGGCCGATGTTTCTTCCTGGTACGTATATTAGGGACTTCGCCGGATGCGAGGGGACGCCTACCCCGATGGGATTCTTTATTGACCCCCAAAAGTCGGCATGTTGTGATATCCCATGTGGGTGCAGGTTTAGGATATGTACCTACTATCAGGATTTTGGCACATTTATTACCCAGGCAACCCTCGACGACCTTAAAATTTCCTCTTTCAAGATCGAAGGAATAGAATACATAACCACCCCTTTGACCTTTGGGATCATTAATTTTGTTGAATACTCCGGAAGTGGATATATCACCAACTTAGTCGACACCCTAAACTCCGGAGGGTTCCCGTATTTCTCATTTGGGTACTCTAATAAGTTACACCCGGAAAAGGGGCTGCGGTATTTCACGATTAAAAACCCGGCTTGCTGGAGTTGGCAAATCGAAATAACCGATTCATCGGACGCCTTAGTTTACTTTTATTCCGATCTGGAACAGCAAACATCATGGTTTGGCGCTCCTGCTGACTTCGGATATGGGACTGCTTTTATCGGCATCCCGGAAGGATGCATTGAAACAACAGAATATTAAATGGAAGTATACGCTGAATTTATAAGGTTACACCCAAAATCGAAAGAGGTGTTTATTTTGAGCGATGAAAATCTGAAAAGATGGAGGTGGCATATTGAAAATATTAAAGCAATGCCCCATCTTGAACGGATTGAAATAAACGGTGCCCTGGCAAGGGATTGGGCGGACGCAAGGAAATTTTACGACTTTTCAGAATTGCCAAAATACATGAAAACAAGATACTCAATCCTTTCGTCCCTTTTTCCTGACAGGCAGGTGTACGCTTGCGGAAGTAGGATAAACGGTGAATATGTAGAAGATTGGAGCGGGCCGGAAGTGGATGAAATGAGAGCACAATTAATGAAACAGGTTAAGAGGACAAGCGACTACGATTTTTTCATGGATATACCCCCTAAAGAACCGATACCCGAATGGGCTGATTTTGTTTTGCGAACTGAAAGAAAAATCGAAATACCAATGTGGGACTTTTCAAAACTTCCTGAAAGTGAATACGAAAACGTTAAAGAGTTATACGAGGCTCAGGATTGGAGTAAACTTATTTTGATTCACAACAAGTACCAACTTTCGTTTAATTCGTATTGCTGCGATGAAGCACCGGTTAAAAGATGGTACAAATGGATAATAGATGGGATTAATGATAAAACAGAACCGGGAACGATTTGAGGTTATGGCATTGAGATTGGCCCATTATATGGAATGGTCGAAAGCCGACACATACGAAGCGCTACCACCTAAGTACCGGCAGTACTTCGAAAGTCAGAAGTATGCAGATATCGTAATGCCTTTAATTAATTTCGATAGATTTAACGGTCACTCTATTAGGGGGTTAAGTAACAAATATGGTATATCAAAAAGTGAAATTTTCAGAAGGTTAAATAAAAGTTCGTCCCTTCAATAGGGACACTATCAATAAATAAAGCGTATTTCCTTACGCTTCGGCCCTACGTTTGTATCACGAAATACAAATGGCCGACAATCGAGACATAGATGGTTTTTTGCTTAGTTCTGACTGCTGGGAAATCCATTTGGGTTTTGGCATATCAGAACTGTATCGCTATTGGGAAGATTGCCGCCTACGTTCGGAGGGTTTTTCTTACGATGAACTCGGAATCGCCAAAAGGCGGCACGAACAACGACCGATTATAATTGATTCAGATGCGCACTTTGTGGAAGGCGCAACCATTTACCAACAATCAGAAACGCCGCTAAATTCTATTGCCCTACTTAAATTATCGGGTGTGATGCGCTCCCAGGATGGAATTTCTACCCGTGGCATGGATTCGATGATCGGCGATTTAAGAGCCGCCTATTCCAATTCAAATATAAAAGGGGTAATCATCGAAACAAACTCCGGAGGAGGGGAAAGCCTCGCCGGGACGATGTTGAAATCCGCGATAAGCGAAAGGAATAAACCCGTTGTAGGTTTTGGGCACATGGTCGCTTCGGCTGCATACCGGGCTTTGAGCGGGGCGGATGAGATAGGTTTGAGCGGAAACGGATCGGAAAGTGGAAGCATAGGCACTATGATTTCGATGGACCGAAAAACCCTGGAAGATTATAAGGCTCGGTATATGGATTTTTATGGAGCTACCGCTCCTGAAAAGAACTCCGAATATCGAAGCGCAGTACAGGGAATCTTCGAGGGGTTACAGGCAAGGGTGAACGAAAAAACTGTCCAGTTCCAAAACGAAATCCGGGATGAGAGAAATCTAAGGGGCGGTACTGCAAAAGTAGCAGAAACCCTCAACGGTGCAATGTACGCCGCCGAACAATCCAAAATCAGAGGATTAAGCGATTGGACCGGAAACATGAACTACGCAATCAAAAGAGTTAACGCCTTACGGGCAAAATATTAAAAAAATGTTTGACGCAAGCAAATCTAAACTTTTCGGTCCGATCATGGAAGCGCTTCGGGGTTTTTTCTCCCTTAGTGAAAGTGCGACCGAATCTGATATTCATAATGCTCTGGACGGACAAAAGCCATTATCCGAGCAACTATCTGATGCAAATAACGAGACCAAGTTTTTCGAAATATCGGAACGCTTCACGGCGCTGGAAACATCTTTTTCGGAAATGAAAACTGCAGGTGAAGCAAAAGACACCCTGATTTCGGAAATGCAAGCCGAAATGGAATCCCTGAAATTGGCTGCCGATGATTCGATAAAAGCATTCGAAACAAAAAAGGTGGAATACGAAAATCAAATCAAAGTCCTGGCCGGTCAAAACGCCACGTTAAAAGCCGGAAAAAGTCAGGAACAAGACCAAGGTGGAGATGACCACGAAGCCGGTAAAAAAAGAGTGAACGATCAGGAAGTTATTGCGCTCGTTGACGGGCCTTTGAAAAAAATGCTCCAAACGAGCGCAAACTAAACATTTAAAATTTACGCCATGCCTATTCTTGAAGGTGGATTTAATTTCAGTTCTAACAGCTTCGCAAACCGTATTGAGGTTCCTACGTCGGCTGCTATAACTATTTTTGATAATGTTGCCGTTTTACAGCGGGATCAATACGCACGGGAACTTGGCCTTTATGGTGAAGTTGTTTTGGGCAGTGACCTGGAAGCAAAATTCATGTCTTTCAATACCCCCAAACACCTTTTAGGGCCGCGCACATCGTGTACCGTGTGGACACCAAAGGGAGGCTTGCGGCCTAACATTGAAAGTTTTCCTACATGCCCAGTAGAGTATGACGGAACTCAGTGCCCAGATGTTTTTTATGGAACCTGTTTTGAGAAATGGTTCGGGCCGGGGAATATGGTCCGCGACTTTACAGGCACGGCGGCAGGTCAGAAAATGTTTTCCCTGATGTTGATGAAGGTTTATCAAGGTCTTGGAAACTCGTTCTTTGACCTTTATAACTTCGCCAACCACCCGCTTATTTCCCAGGTGAACACCCTTGGCTCTTACGCGGTCGGCGTTCCCGAATGGGAGGACTACGTTGACCAAATGCTCGACAATGGCAACGGAAAGAACCTTTGCGCCGGACTTATCACCCAACTGGACGCGCTGAAAAATTCCGGCGGTTACCCCAACTTGGCTTTGGACATTCCAGAATCCGACATTAACTTCACCACCGGAGCATACACGGGTGATATTATCGCCCTGCTTGATGAAATTATCGCCGCTGCCGGCCCTGAACTTGAAACACAAATCAACAGCGGCGCGATGGTAAACGGTACGATGCGCTACCCCATCATCCTTGCTACCAAGGCGGAATTTCAGGCATTGAAAAACTATTATAAATCAATGGCCCCGACCAATGAACTCGCATATCGGTACATGATCGAACTGTCAGACGGCACAACGAAATTAATGCCGAATGTTCTGTATTACGAAAACCTGCCGGTTGTTCGTTGGGATGCACACGCGTCTTTTGACGCCGTTACAGGTGCCCAAAGTCACCGCGTCGCCCTTGTTGCGCCTGGTGTTTTTGGGGTTCTTCACGACGTTTCCGATTTGAAGCAATGGGAAGGCATGGGTCTTGTCATTGAACAATCCAAAATCCTTCGGGATAAAGGACGAATTGATATGACCACTACATTCAGGTGGGGCGCGGCAATCGCCGATCCGAGGTTTATTGTGATGGCGTCCAAAATTCTTTTACCCGTCTAAATTCTAAATTATGGCTTGCGGAATAACAGGTATTAATTCGGGAACAGCGTGCTTAGGAAACGAGGGCGGTATTGTAAGAAGTTACGCCGCCAAACTCGCAGACATTACGGCTGTGACATTAACGGGGAACGCGATAAGCAACTTTACAATGGCTACTACTGGTCTATGGAAAGCCTTCGTTTACGACCGTGACAATACCGCGAATATCAACCAGGTAGGTTCCTTGAATAACAACAGATTCAGCGTAGAATTGACTACGTTCATGAAGTTCAAGGGGCTCGCACAGGCTTCGATAGACGCGGCCAATACGTCTAAGGATTGTTGTGATACGGTTTGGATTCACGTTTTAGGAAACGGCCTCAAAGTAGTTCAAGGCATAGAACTTGACGCATCCGTAACAGCGGGTTTTGTTCCTTCGAAGAATCGTTCTACTCGGATTGTTCCGACGATCAATTCGGACACCTCGGCAAACGAACTGAAAATGGAGTACAGCATAGCCGGTAATCAGGACTCGTTTACGCCTTCCACAACTTTAACTGATACTGCAATACTCGCACTATAATGGAAGAAATTAAAGTTAAAGCAAAGAAAATCCGAATTAAGGCTGCGGCTGTTTACGAATTAGGCCCTACCCACGTCACTCAATTAGACGGCGTTTCGGTTTCGCTTACAAGCGAAGACGTCAAAGGAAGGAAAGAGGCAAACAAATTTGGTCCGGGGGGTGATGTTATTTCCAGGGCCGCTACTCAGCCCCAACTCCGAAAACTTTACGACCAAGGCAATCCGTTACTCGAAGAAATTGAAGAATGAGCGATATCACTACATGCTGCGATGAACCATCTTTGAACCTCAAAGAGCGGATACACCGTAACAGTAGTAACCGGGAAATAAAGTTCATTGACACGATAAGAAATCCAATTCCTGATGAAATCCGTGACTCAAAGGATTTAAAAAAGTTTTTTCAGGATTGGAATTTGGTTCCTTACGCTGGCAGTACAATAGAATCGGGGCAAAGTTTATTAGCGTGGTACCTGATGCTCGCTAAGTTGAGCTCTACGCACAACGCGTCTGTACAGAAGATGATTAAGTACGCTTTTGGGGGGAAGGCGATGTTTGTCAAGTTGCTGGACCCTGAATTTTCGGTACAAGACGAGGTTGCGGAATTGAACGTAAACGAACAGACCGTGTACCGGGATGCGATAAACGAATTTTTCACATTTCAGGACGGGATAGGGAAATTTCACCGGGCGGTTGCTAAGTCTTACAAGGACACCGGAAACGCTTTTGTGGAATTGACTTTCAGCGAAACGTTAGGAGTGGGCAGGATTTTTGTAAGGGCCCACAGGATCACACACGTTTTATACGTCAACACTTTACCGGGTGAACCAAAAGAGGTTGCAATTTCCCCGGTTTGGACGGATGAATATCTGAAAAAGTACCCGGCAAGAAAAGTTGCCGTTTCTACAAAATACGCTTCGGTTTTCACGAAAACAAAAGAAGGATTAAAAACGGTCTTTCATTTGAAAAACGGCGACAATACATGGTACGGGAGGCCCGATTCAGAAGGTTCCGACCTCTATAAAATGAGGGAAGTCCAGGATGCGATTTACCAAATCAAACAGGCAAACGCAAACTTCACGGGTCAGATTATCATTGAAGTAGAAGACGACGACCCGGAATTTTCAGCGGCGGTTGAAGATGAAAAATCTCAAACAGTAGGTTTTAATTCTTTCGCCGAAAGGATGGAACACAATTACACCCAAAAGGCAAACGAGCCTCAAAGTATCATGGTCACGGCAAGACCTTACGGATCAAAGCCGATGTTTGTACATCAACTTTCACCGAATACGAATGAAAATTGGTACAAGGTGACAGGTGAAATATCGGAAAAGAAGATCGTAATGGCACACGGGATCACATTGAGGTTCATGGGGTTCGATGTTTCTAACGGATTAGGGGGTGGCGATATGTTGTTGGCAGATTATGTTCTAAATAACGAGCCTGCCATAAATGATTTAAGGACGGAAGTAATAATGTTTACGAGCGAAATAATGAACGCCGGATGGGATTTGGTTGGCCGGGAAGAGTGGAAGAAAAATTCAGTAACCTTTGTAACCCCAATTCAATCACAAATAGACGCTTTCAAAAATGCTGATAACGCCGTACGAAGTACTAAAATACAGCCCGGCGGGTAAGGACTACTCAACCAGGCAGTTTTGCGAACTCATACCGCAAATTGAGGAGGAGTTTGCACGCGATTGTTTGGGGAAAGAAAGGTACGATTACATGGTTGCCAGTCTGACAGATGTTCCTTTTTCGGATGTTTGGGATTCTTGCAAAAGTTACTCCGTGGATGAGACGGTAATCAGGGAGGGTTGTACTTTTGTCTCGTTAATAAATGACAACTTTTCAGACCCCTTGGATTCGGAAGATTGGAATTTGTTTGAAAGATTTACGACGGCAGGATCAAATCTTTTGTGGACAAGATATTTGAGGGTTATTTTAGCATACAAGGTTTATCTGAGTTCTCTTTTTGCGAACACTTGGATGCCAGGATCGGGGGGAGTTGTGGTTAACCAGGGGGATCAGACAGGATTTAGAAGCGGGAAAAAGGATGAGATAATCCAACTGAAAAGCGAGGCGATGTCAAATGTAGAAAGGATGACTGCAAATATGTTAAAGTGGTTGAAAGATTTTGGTGTTGAAAATTCCATTCCAGAACCCGATATTTGCGGAACGGCGTGTGCTACTCCAGGTAGGAGACAAAGACGCTGGGCATTTAGAAACGAATGGAATTACTCGACAAAATACTAAAAATGGCGGCCAATAAATTACTGGTCGAGGAATATGTTAAAAAAGAGGTTGCAGAGTGGAGGTACGGAGTTTGCGAAGGGTGTAATGTTTTTGACCCGACCGCAAAAAGGTGTAAGGCTTGCCGATGTTTTATGGAAGTCAAAACAAAATCAAAAATGAACTTTAATCCGGTCAAAATGAGATTCGAGATCACGCACTGCCCGATGGGGAAATGGAATGACCTTGAAATAACAAACGAATACAGAAAAATTGACGGGCTGACGCCCATAACAAACTAAACTATGTTCCGAAGAATTTTAAATCCAGATCAATCGGCAACCAATTTGCTGAAAATGTACCAGGGCGATTCGGGTTGTTGTGGCGATACGTTGCCTATCTGCCAATACACCGCTACCACTGTGACGGCGCAGAATATTGACACAATGATTATCGCCGTTGGTGGCGTGAATCGAACCCTGACTTTCCCTGCTGCCGTTGGCGCTGGCGCTTTGGCTGCTGTTGTTCAGGCGGCGATTCAAACGCTTATTGTGGCCCAAGGATACGAGGATGACGGCGTGGCTCCGAAGGGGGTTGTTGTGACCGCTGTTTCGACAAACCTTTCTATCGTAATTACAGGCGACGTCGTTCCTATATCTATCACAACGGCCACTCCTGCGATTTCGGCTTTTGATGCTGATTGTACGGTTGAAAATCAGTGTACCTACACGATTGAAAACTACGCCGGGGGGGCGACAAACTCGATGGTTATCAACGGCACTGCTTACGCCTTGGGTGCGATCACTCCGGGAACGACAAGCGGCGCGACGGTTAAAACCGCAGTTGACGGGGCGTTCACATCCGCATTAATCACCACCGGAACGGTAGTTGTAACCCTTACCGGAAGCGGAGTGGGAACGCTGTACACTATCGCAATTCCAGGTTTGCCGAGCGACACAGAAATTACACTCGGTGGAAATTACCTTGGACGGGCATCATGCGTACAGGTATACGTTTAAAAAAAAAAATATCAAACCATGAGCCGCCTTTGCCCGTTGCAAGGGCGGCTTTTTAATTTCTAAAAATGAAACAGATACTTTTTGCGCTTTTGGTTTTGTGTTCCCTTACTGCAAATTCGCAGTCTATTTCCCGGTGGTGGAATGTGCCCCTTTCTACGACCGTTCCTACTAAGGTTCCGCGTATCAATACTACTACTGAAATGTGGTTTAAGGCCGGGGCGGGCGATTTATACACCTGGTCACGAACCGACCAGGCTTGGCAGAAAAATATAAATGAAGGAAACTTAGATGGTTTTTCCGCCTATGCTGAAATGTCCCTGGATAGTACGACGAGTACAATTTCTTTTGCTGCTACCACGGCGGCTCCAGTTGAAGGGCTTACCGCAGGTTTGATGTCTGGATTTAGCATGCTCAGCGATTCTGGATTAACTTATACCGGAACGGGCGGCAGGTTTCTGATTCAATATTCCGCATCGCTGACTTTCGCCGAAGCCGCCAATGTTATTTCGGGGTGGCCGATTATTTCGGGTGTGAATAGAAACCGGGGTAAGTTCAGCCAAACTATTGTTTTGACAACTGATAGATCAACCGTTTCGGGCTCGGTTATTGTGAATCTTGTTACGGGGAATGTAATCAGATTTTTATGTGTACCGTCGGCGCACACCGGAACTGATATTCTTACATTAAATCAATTTCGATTGAATGTTACGCAACTTCGCTAATATTTGTCTTTTTTTAGTAGGTTTGGTTTGGGCGTCCCATGTTGACGCTCAAACCTATACTTTTTTTTGTAAATGTGAGAATATAAGCGGCGCTAATTGTGATTTATGCAACACTGTAATACAATCCCGTTATTTTTCGGGGCTTTATATTAAAAAAAATGGTGTTGCTTATAAGTGGATCGACGCCCCCTACATTATAAAATGGCAAGGAACGACGGCGGTAATAACTGAAATTATACCGAATCCTGAAAGCATCTCAATCAACATGTCCGGCACTTCTTACGGCACGTTGGACAGTTTTAAAATGGCGCTGGATTGTAGGTGTGGGGTAGACACTACGGGAGGGGCAGGAGATAATTGGGGCACTCAATACGTAGAGCATGATAGCAGTTTAACGGGCCGGGGGCTTGTCTCTTTTCCGCTGAGCATTAAGGGGTACCAGGCTGCGGCAAACGGAGAAGTGCCATCTAAATCCGCAGGCGGTATGACGTGGATTGTTCCTGCTGGAATTACCAACCTAACCTACACAGGAACCTCATCCCCTGTTACGCTTAATAGTTCAACCGGCACGGACGTCACAATCACGCAAGGCACGGGAATATCGTTAACCGCCACGTCGACCAATATTAACATAATCAACTCATCCCCCGATCAGGTCGTAAGCCTAACAGGCGCGGGCATTAACGTCGTTACGGGTACATACCCTACATTCACTATCACGGGCACGGAGGTCGATGGTTCGACTACAAACGAGTTGCAAACATATTCTCATGGTGGTACAACGACGTACACCAACACGTTATCGAGTGGTGGCGGTTCGTGGTCGATCACAGGCGCGGGCATTGCGGTTGTTTCACAAACAGCCGGGGCGATTACCGTGACGGCCACAGAGGTCGATGGTTCGACGTCAAACGAACTACAAACCTTAGCAAACACATCAAACGCTACTTCGCACACAGCCACATTGTCAAATTCGGGCGGATCAATGCAATTGGTTGAGGGTTCAAACATAACTTTGACGACCACCGGAACGGGAAATGATGGAGTTGTCACCATTGCTGCAACGGGTGGGGGCAATACTGATTTGACGTTCACCGGTGCATCATCCCCGGTGACGTTGAACTCGTCAACCGGCACGGACGTGACGTTCACGGCGGGCGGTATCAACACGTTTAGCGCAACGGGAACGAATATAACAATCACGGCCACGGAGGTCGATGGTTCGACGTCAAACGAACTTCAAACAATTGCGGTCACAGGAACGACCACAGGCATAACGACCCTGTCAAATTCAGGCGGGTCGATGACTATTGCCGGGGCGGGGATAAATACCGTAGGCGTTTCGGGGTCAACCATAACCATA